ATAACGAACTTTCGTTTGGTGGCTTTCCGGGCACGTCGTTGATCAGGAGCTGATATGCGTCAAAAAACCATTGATGCCATTCTGGCACATGCCGCCACTGAATATCCGCGCGAGTGCTGCGGTGTCGTGGCGCAGAAAAGCCGTGTTGAGCGTTATTTTCCGTGCCGGAATCTGGCCGCGGCGCCGGAGGATAATTTTGTTCTTTGCCCGGAAGATTACGCCGCTGCTGAGGACTGGGGTACGGTCATCGCCATCGCGCACAGCCACCCTGACGCCACAACGCAGCCCAGCGAACTGGATAAAGCGCAATGCGATGCAACTCTTTTGCCCTGGCATATCGTGAGCTGGCCGGAAGGGGATTTACGCACCATCCAGCCGCGCGGAGAACTGCCGCTGCTGGAGAGACCGTTTGTACTCGGTCACTTCGACTGCTGGGGACTGGTGATGAGCTATTACCGGCAGATGCACGGTATCGAGCTCCACGATTACCGGGTGGATTATCCCTGGTGGGAAAACAACTATCCGGACAACTTTTATGAGGAATGCTGGTACGAGTGCGGCTTCCGTGAATTTGATGGGCCACCAAAACCCGGCGATATGGTGATCATGCAGGTTCAGGCGGACAAGTGGAATCACGCGGGGATCCTGCTCGAAGGAAACATGTTGCTTCACCATCTTTACGGACATCTGAGCCAGCGTGTGCCCTATGGTGGCTACTGGCAGGAAAGAACAATGAAGATTCTTCGCTATACATCTCTGTGCTAACCTTCCTCTTATTTCTTAAGGGGAAAGTTATGAAAAATATATTGTTCGCTTTAGCTATTTTGGCAATAGCTGGCTGTGCCAGCATGCAAGAAATGCGAGAAACTAAGCCAATACTTGCTTCTTCAAGCGATAAGCCACCTAATTTATTAGCTCAGTGTATTTTACAAAAATGGCAGCAACAAACTGTGTTTAACGTTTATATGCAACCGCGTGGAAACGGTTTTACTGTTTATCTAGACGGCCAATGGGAAGTTGCTGATATAGAACAAGTTGGCAGTAATTCAAAAGTGTTGCTGTATAAAAAAAGCTCAATGTTTGATGCCCCATATAAAAAGTATGCTGATTGGGTGAATGATTGTCTTTAAATAAATGATCGCAACTAAGCCGCTACGATAGCGGCTTTTTTATTCTCGGAGATGAAATGAACGAAATAATGACTCAAATTGAATTGAGTGGAGTATTAGGAAAGATCTTTGGGAAAAAACATCAACGTATAATTTCAACCCCACTTGAAGCTGGTAAAGCTTTAGCTGCAACCATCAAAGGTTTTGAACAATACATGATAAGCAGCAAGAGTCGGGGTTTGACCTATGCAATATTTAAAGATAAAAAAAACATAGGAATAGATGATCTAGGTTACCCGGTTACAGGGGAGGTAATTAGAATCGTCCCCGTTATTATTGGTAGTAAAAAGGCAGGGTTATTGCAAACTATCCTTGGTGTTGTGATTGTGGCCGCAGCTGTTATTTCCGGACCAGTGGGTTTGGCTGCATTATCAGGAGCCCAAGCGTTTAGCATTGGAGCTATTGGTGCTTCGATGGCTTTAGGTGGAGTTATCCAAATGCTTTCTCCTCAGCCTACTGGGTTAGCCAGTAAACAGAGCGCAGATAACCGCGCATCCTACGCTTTCGGTGGAGTTACAAACACTGCAGCGCAGGGCTATCCGGTACCGCTCCTTTATGGACGCCGGCGGATAGGCGGGGCGATTATTTCCGCCGGAATTTACGTCGAAGACCAGCAGTAAAAATAAACCTTTCATTCTGGCCACCCTCCGGTGGCTTTTTTATGGGCGCTATATGGCACACGCTACCGTAATCAGAGGCCGCAAGGGCGGCGGTTCTAAATCACGCACGCCTACCGAACAGCCTGACGATCTTCAGTCAGTTGCAAAGGCTAAAATTTTGATTGCGCTGGGGGAGGGGGAATTCTCAGGACAGTTAACCGGCAGGGACATTTACCTTGATGGTACCGCGATTGAGAATGCTGACGGCACGCAGAACTTTAGCGGTGTTACCTGGGAGTTTCGTGCCGGCACCCAGGCGCAGAAATACATTCAGGGAATACCCGGTACCGAAAACGAAATCAATGTGGGTACAGAAGTTTCCAGCTCGATTGCCTGGACACGTACATTTACCAATACCCAGTTGTCAGCCGTTCGCCTGCGCCTGAAGTGGCCCTCGCTTTTTAAACAGGAGGATGATGGCGATCTGGTGGGAAATTCAGTCAAATATGCAATTGACCTGCAGACCGACGGCGGCGCATGGCGGACTGTACTGAATACCAGCGTAACCGGGAAAACAACCTCAGGTTATGAGCGCAGCCATCGAATCGATCTCCCTCAGGCGGGCAGCACCTGGACAATTCGCCTTCGAAAAATCTCAGCTGATGCAAACAGCGCGAAGATCGGCGATACGATGCTGCTGCAGAGCTTCACCGAAGTAATCGATGCCAAGCTGCGCTATCCGAACACCGCGCTACTGTATGTAGAATTCGACTCAAGCCATTTTAATGGCTCCATCCCGCAGATTTCCTGCGAGCCGCGTGGGCGCGTAATCCGCGTGCCGGATACCTATGATCCGGAAACCCGCACCTATAGCGGTACCTGGACGGGTGCTTTTAAATGGGCGTGGACCGATAATCCTGCCTGGATATTTTATGATCTGGTTGTATCTGACCGGTTTGGTCTGGGGCAACGACTCACCGCGGCAAACATCGATAAGTGGACGCTGTATCAGGTGGCTCAATATTGCGATCAGAAAGTGCCGGACGGTAAGGGCAGCAGTGGAACCGAGCCACGCTACACCTGTAATGTGTATGTGCAGGATCGCAATGAGGCTTATACGGTATTGCGTGACTTTGCCGCCATATTCAGAGGTATGACTTACTGGGGCGGTGATCAAATCGTCGCGCTAGCTGACATGCCGCGTGATGTGGATTACAGCTATACCCGCGCTAACGTCGTTGGCGGTCGTTTCGCCTATTCGAGCAGCACCACTAAAACCCGCTACACCACTGCGCTGGTTTCATGGTCCGATCCTGATAACGCCTACGCCGATGCTATGGAGCCTGTCTTTGAGCAGGCACTTGTTGCGCGGTACGGCTTCAATCAGCTTGAAATGACGGCTATCGGCTGCACCAGGCAGTCAGAAGCGAACCGAAAGGGGCGCTGGGGTATTCTGACCAACAACAAGGATCGCGTTGTGTCGTTTGATGTCGGGCTGGATGGAAACATTCCGCAGCCCGGCTACATCATCGCCGTGGCTGACGAAATGCTGTCTGGCAAGGTTATGGGTGGACGCATTAGCGCCGTCAACGGCAGGGTTATCACTCTGGATCGTAAACCCGATGCCGTCGCCGGCGGTCGACTTATCCTCAACCTGCCTTCGGGTGCTTCTCAGAGCCGTACCATTCAGGCGGTGAATGGTAAATCAGTTACGGTGACGACGGCTTACAGCGAGACGCCACAGACGGAAGCTGTCTGGGTTGTTGAGTCAGGTGAGCTATATGCACAGCAATATCGCGTTGTGAGCGTAAGTGATAATGGTGATGGTACTTTTTCGATCTCTGGTGCCTGGCATGATCCGGATAAGTATGCCCGCATCGATACCGGAGCGGTCATTGACCAGCGACCGGTTAGCGTCATTCCCCCTGGGAACCAGACTCCACCGGCCAATATCGTAATCAGCTATTTCTCGGTGGTGCAGCAGAACATCAGCGTTGAAACCATGCGGGTGAGCTGGGATCAGGCGCAGAATGCTATCGCCTATGAAGCTCAGTGGCGCCGCAACGACGGGAACTGGGTTAACGTGCCTCGCAGCTCCACGACGTCATTCGACGTGCCGGGTATTTATGCCGGTCGCTATCTGGTGCGTGTTCGTGCCATCAATGCCGCTGAAATTTCCTCCGGGTGGGGCTATTCAGATGAGAAAACGCTGACGGGGAAAGTGGGCAATCCACCTAAGCCGGTGGGCTTCACGGCCACTGAAACCGTCGTGTTTGGTATTGAGCTGAACTGGGGTTTCCCGGCGAATACGTCCGACACGCTGAAAACGGAGATCCAGTACAGCCTGACCGGCAGTGCTGACGATGCCATGCTACTGGCCGACGTGCCTTATCCTCTTCGCAGGTATCAGCAGATGGGGCTTAAGGCCGGGCAGATTTTCTGGTACCGCGCGCAGCTGGTGGACCGGACCGGTAACGAATCCGGGTATACCGACTGGGTTCGCGGCCAGTCCAGCACGGATGTGACCGACATTACAGAGGCGGTGCTCGCGCAGATCAAGGATACCGAACTCTTCAAAGACCTCATTGAGAACGCCGTAGAGGGCAGCCAGGCAGTCGCGGATCTGGCTGAGGCAGTGAAACAGAACGCCGACGGCCTGGCTGCGGCGGCAGGCGCAAACCGCCAGACAGCAGAAGCCATTATCGGTAATGCCCTGGCGATAGCGGATGTCGTCGTGCGCCAGTCTGCCCAGCAGGGTGCTAACTCGGCGCGGTTCGAACAACTGCGCGAAGTTATCGCCACAGAAACCGAAGCGCGAGTTACGGATGTGATCCGCCTGGAGGCAAAGACGGATCAGAACGCCGCCGGCATCACCGAAGTGCGCCAGGCGCTGGCAAACGAAACCGAGGCACGGGCTACTGCTGTCGATCAGCTTACCGCGCAGACAGAAGAGAACAGGGCCAGTGTCACTGCGCTGACGCAGACCGTGACGGATCTGGACTCCTCGACCGCCTCGCGCTTTGAGGAGATTTCGGCAGAGATCGCGGGCATAGATGGCAGTGACATCAGAGGGGGAATACAGAGCAACTCCATCGCGCTGATCACCACCACGCTGGCGCAGGTC